AGAAGAACGAGGCTATAAACCCGGCTGGGTTCGGATTCAGGCCAGATTGAGAGGAATCGGATAAATGATAAATTTGTACCCTAAGACGTGTAATTTGTGTGGAGGAATTGTTATTTATGCCTCTAACGCAATTGTATACCATGGGCATAGATATGGTAGCGGGTATTGCTATTATTGCACGCAGTGTGGAGCGTATGTGGGGACACATAATCCGAGGCCAAGAGAGGCATTGGGCATTTTAGCAGATGATTCTATGCGGCGCGCCAAGATGCTGTGTCATGAGATTTTCGATGTGCTTTGGAAAGGTAAGAAGCATGCAAGCCGTAAGAGAAGTGCGGCTTATGGTGAATTGGCAAAGCGACTGGGGGTCCCGTTGGCAGAATGCCATTTCGGATACTTCGATTTACCGATGCTGCGCAAGGCCTATAAGGCTGTCCGTGCAATACAAAGAGAAAGGGGCATCGCGCTATGATGGATGACATCTTATATGAGCAGCTGATCAATGTCCCAAAAGCTACAAAATGTATCAAGGATATAGGCCTGTTCATGCTTACACCCGTTACGGCGGACTTAAACCTTGTAGCTACGGCATGTTTTGTGCTGCAACTGAATGATAAGCAGTTCTTTGAACTGGAATGCAAGCTCGAAGTGAAAGAGCAGAATCGGTGGCTGTACAAAAGCAAGGATGGCCTTACGCCAGCGAATGGTACCGCTGCAGAAGACGTGAAGACGATGTTCTTCGATGCATTCAAAGCAGATTCTATGCAGACTATCCATGCAACCGGATTATCGTACACGAATGGCTGCCGGATCTATACGGATGGATGCGAATACATTGGCATGCAGGAAAAGTTTTTAAATATGTTCACGGCAGGGGTTCCGGTACTGAAACGGGCCCCTGGCCATACGTCGATTATTGTCGATGACCGCCATATACTAGCACCGGTCAATCTGGGCCGCAAAGAATACAGAAATCAATATCTTCGGGATTTTTCCGAAATAAAAGTATTGCCAAGGAGATACCCATTATGACAGAAGCAGATATACAACGCGAAATTCGCAAAGCAATTTCTCCCTATGGAACATACTTCCGGGGAAATGTTGGACAAGCCTGGACAGGAACCGAAATTATGCAATTGCCGTCCGGTGATATCCTGATTAAAAATCCCCGGCCCTTCGATACGGGACTTCCTAAAGGATTTCCTGACCTGTTTGGCTTTACCCTGCGGGCTGGAATTCCTGTGTTTACAGGCATTGAGGTCAAGACTCCGATCGGCCGGGTACGTCCCGACCAAAAACACATGCTTGCGTTTTTGCAGTCCAAAGGTGCGATTGCAGGCATTGCCCGTTCTCCGAAGGATGCCATACATTTGTTGAAATGATATTCCCAAGGGAAAGGGCGGTGAGAATTTGCAAAGCAATTTTTTATATGATCTGTATTCTGATTTTGGCGGCGGTTATACCTATCTATGGACAATGCCAGATAAAAAAACGTATTGGTTCAATTCTGGACGCTTGGACGAGATGCAGAAACAGGCAGGAGAGCTGTCGGAAGCTGGCAAGGATGTATATTTTGGCGTTGGCATAACCAAGGATCCTAAATTCCTGGGCCGGGCAAAATCTGCAGATGTCTGTGGACTGCCGGGGCTATGGATTGACATTGATTTCAAAGATGCTGCTGCGCATGCGCAGACAGACCTTCCTGAAACATTAGAGGAGATTATCTCACGTATTCCGCTGGCACCCAGCATCCTTGTCCATTCGGGACATGGGGTGCATCTTTACTGGCTGCTCCGTGAACCATGGATATTTGATGATGCTGCGGAACGTCAGGCAGCCGAAAAGCTGCTCCATGGCTTCCAGGCATACATCAAGCAGCAGCTTGGCTATAAGATTGATTCGACGCATGACCTGGCACGTGTCCTGCGGTTGCCAGGCACGAAAAATTATAAGAATGAACCAGTCGATGTGCGTGTTCTCAAGGAAGATACAGCGCAGCTTCGGTATAACCCGGAAGATTTTGAACCCTTCACGGTACCGGATATAGCTATCGGCGACTATGAAGAACATGGGCGTTTCAAACGGTTGCCGACCGATGGCATTGCACAGATAGCCATCGACAATTGTCAATTCCTGCAGCATTGCCGTGACCATGCAGAGAGACTGACCTATTATGAATGGCTGGCCATGGTCAGTAATATTGCCCGCTGCAAGAATGGTCCGGAAGCCGTACATGAGCTTTCAGCACCATACCCTAAATATTCCGCCAAAGAAACGGACAAAAAGATACAGAACGTGCTCAATATGAATGGCCCGCTGACCTGTCGGTATATCCAGCAGCATTGTAACTTTATGGACTGCCCTTCCGGAGGCTGCGGTGTAAAAGCACCATGTGCGTTCTCGCTCCGGAATGGGGATACGGTACCGCCGGCGGCAGGTATCGATTCGGTTGTAACGGGAGAGAAGGATATCCCGCATGAGCCGCTTACGGATATGGGCAACGCAGAGCGCTTTTTCAGGCAGCACAGCCATCACCTTAAGTACTGCCCGCAATTTGGCACCTGGCTTATCTGGGATGGCATACGCCACAAAATAGATGATACTGGGCAGATTATCAGCTACGCAAAGGAGACTGTCCGCAGCTTCCATGAGGATATACTCCATGAAATGGATCCGGATAAACGCAAGCGGCTTTTTATGCACGCGCAAAAGTCGGAATCCCTGCCGCGCATTAAGGCCATGCTGGAACTGTCGCAGCATATGTTTGCGGTCCATGTCGATGAGCTTGACCAGAACAAATGGCTGCTCAATGTAAAGAATGGCTGCATCAATCTCAAAACAGGCCAGCTCCTGCCGCACGACCAGGAGCAGCTCATCACGAAGCTGGCGCCAGTTACCTACGATGCGGATGCTGCCTGTCCGCGTTTCATGCAATTCATGACGGATGTCTTTGACCACAATGCCAACATCATCCAGTTCATGCAGCGTCTGCTGGGGTATTCGCTTACGGGCGATACTTCCGAACAGGTCATGGCTTTTGCCTATGGGGCACAGGGGAGCAATGGGAAATCAACGCTCCTGGAACTCTTCCTCAATATCCTGGGGGATTACGGCGAGACTACGGCCAGTGACACCTTTACGCTCAAGCACAATGAAGGTATTCCAAATGATATTGCCCGTTTGAGAGGTGCCCGCTTCGTAAAGATTTCGGAGCTAAAGGAAAATACCAAGCTCAATGAGGCCCTTATCAAACAGATCACCGGGCAGGATAAGCTGACGGCCAGATTCCTCAGGCAGGAGTTCTTCAGCTTTATGCCGGCGTTCAAATTGATGATTCTCACGAACCATAAGCCGAGGCTGACCGGGGATGATCCGGCGCTATGGCGGCGTATTGTGCTGATTCCATTCTTACAGCGATTCACGGGCGAACGTAAGGATAAGCATCTGCCGGAGAAGCTCGCAAAGGAATGGTCCGGAATCCTGAACTGGTGCCTGACAGGATGTCTGGAATGGCAGCGCATCGGATTGGAGCCGCCGGAAGAAGTCCGTCAGGCAACCAAAGAATACCAGAGTGAGAGTGATGTACTCAACAACTGGGTCAGCGATTGCTGCCTGGCACGGCCCAATCTGCAGACTAAAACGGCGATGCTGTTTAATTCCTATGAAAGCTGGTGTGAAGAGAATGCGGAACGAAATTATCTCAGCCGGAATAAATTTACGCAAAAACTGGTTGAAAAGGGATTTGAAGTCCATAGGGGTACAAAAGGGGTTCGTTTTATCCGGGGTCTTGCTCTGCTGGACTTGGAAAGGGATATTGATTTGTCGGTGCAGGATGCGGAAAGACCGTTCTGATTTAGTAGAAAATAGAGTTGTTTGGGTGACACAATGACGCAAGTGACGCAATAGTTCGGTTCTCTCTCATAAGAAACAAAAACCAAAATTAACCGGATTGTTGTGGCACCTGTGGCACCCATAACCTTGAAACTTAGGAATGACGCTGGTTTGGAGTGGGTGACGCAACTTTGATGGGTGACGCATCTCATTATTCTGATAATTTATTTTATAGACTATTAGACCTAAATTTTCATAATTGTTTCCGTAAAGGTGTGTCACCCATACAAGGGAAAAATAGGGTTGGAGCACCCGGAAAGAGGGGTTTGGTTTTATGTCTAAAATTGAGTCGAAATATGACCCGATTTTCCATGGTTATATCATGGAAGATACTTATGGGTGTCTTTCACCGGAGGACAGTAAACAGTGGATGAAGATGTTTTACTGGAGTGAGAAATATGTCAGCAAAAATTTTTGTGACCGGTTGCAGTATATACGGAATTGCGGTTCCAAGCTGGTTCGCAATGCAAAATATGGTTATATCATCCGGCCTGTGCTTGGTGTATATGGATGGAAAAATAAGGCTGTGTATGAACAGAACCGTAAGATTCTGGTTCCTTATCAGCGATTGCTTGTTCTGATGCTGAAGAAGCTGCGTGAAATTTATCCGTGAATGGAGGAAGTTATTATGAAAAATACGCTTGGAGATTTAAACAATCATTTATTTGCCCAGCTTGAACGCTTGGGAGACGAAGAACTCACGGGAGATAAGCTGGCAGAAGAAATCAAAAGGTCTGAGGCTGTGACGGATGTGGCTACACAGATCATAGCGAACGGAGCACTGGTATTGAAAGCAAAAGTGGCCTATGAGGACAACCTGAGTGCGGATCCAGAGGCAAGGCCGAAGATGCTGGAGGGATAAAATGGCAGATAAACTTTTATCTCCAGAGCAGGCAGAATATCTAAAGCAGCATGTAAAAAATATTTCAAATAGCGATCTTGCAGATTTGATGAATCAGCGCTTCGGGTTATCCCTGACACGCCGACAAATCAATACTTACAAGAAGAACCATAAGCTCCGCAGCGGTCTTGACGGGCGTTTTCCTAAAGGAAATATTCCCCCAAATAAAGGTAAGAAATTCCCCAATATGCCCCATAATGCTGGGATGTTTACAAAAGGTCAGAGACCGCATAATCATCTCCCTATAGGAACGGAGCTGATAAAATCCGATGGTTATATCTGGGTGAAAATTAAAGAACCAAATAAATGGCGGCAGAAACATGTGCTGCTATGGGAAGAAGTGCATGGCAGGAAGCCGCGGGGAATGAAGCTGTTGTTTGCGGATGGAGACAGGCAGAATTTTTCCATGGACAATATCATTTTGGTGAGCAGTGAGGAAGTACTGATAATGAACCGCAAATCCCTGATTATGCAGGATAGGGAGCTTACGAAGTCGGGCGTGTTGCTGGCGAAGGTGTATGCGAAGATGAGCCGGAGAAAAAGAGAGAGGAAAAGTCATCATAAATGAAAATAAATACGAGCATCCAGCTGATGAGGAAATATGCAGCCTGTCCTGCTTGCGGGAATTCACTGTTAGGCAATGGCAATGGGACGCTGGTAGTTGACGATGACAGGTTTGTCCGGTCTTGCAGGTGTGGCTGGCATGTGGAGCTTGGGCCGGAGGGAATTAAGCGATTTGAGGAAGCGGCGAAGCAAGGAGGCCCACCAGTCAGGCAGGAAACAACATAAATAAAGGGAGGGCTAACCATGCTGGAAGAAATCAAGAAAAATATTGAGGATATGAAGGTCAAGTCGGATGCCTATTTGGAGGGCTATAGCGATGCCGTGCGTGATGTGGAGGAGCTGCTGGAGAAGCGGACAGGCAGGGAAACAACTCAGCTGAAGCCGTGCGAATGCGGAAATACTTTTTGTATCGTTCGAGTGAGCGTGCACGGTTATTATGTGGGGTGCAGCAAATGTGGAAAAGAGACGGCATGCTATATGACGAAAAAGCAGGCTGTTGAAGATTGGAACAGGAGGAATGAAAAATGTTAAAAGTTACGGGCGCTTCGGATGATCTGATTGAACTTGAGGGAGATTTAAACGAGGAATGGGATAGGTTTGATTCAGCAGGCGATTACCTTGCGTTTTCGGATGGGACGGTGCTCTTCGCGAAGTATGACGATGATGGCATATGGCGTTTTACACCCTATGCTGTTGGTACGCTGTACGACCATGTTGTGCAAGGCGTTGTTGCGGATGATACCTTTGATGTGGTGCGTTTTAAGGATGGAATCAAGTGGTGCGTATGTGGAAAGGATTATGTTCATGCGGGCCATTGATAAAATTAGGCGCCTACCGTTCCGTGTACAGCCTGTGTCGCATATTGTTAAGCGGCACAGGCGTAAGCGGGAGGCTGAGGAGCAGCATTTTAAGAATGTGCTGAGCGATGCGGTTGGAGAAGAATCTTCGGAGAGAGGGAGCTGATTTGAAATGGACGGGATGACAGATACAGAATTTGAGATAGCTGTTCGGGTTGGTCTGCAGCGTAGCGATGCAATCCAATTTGTTGTGGTATATGAGAGTCCAAAGGATTACCCTGGTCAATACGTGGCAAGAGCACATTTCGTCGGTCAGGGATTACGCTGGGCATCGGCAGACACCTTTATAGTACGCGATAGTATTGCTGGTATAAGGCGCCTGATAGCTCCCCTGGGGATGTGTAGAATCAATCGGGATATCAAGGACGACGCTGTGATTGTGGAATCGTGGATATGAAGGGAGCTGGTCTGATTGGATATATCGGAAATCATAGCGCAGTTTCTCGCCCTGGTGCGTGAAAACGGCGGACGGTACGCAGGCAGCTTGGAACGCATCAAGCTGCAGGATGCCCGGACGCAGGATATACTGCATGATATTGAGCTTAACGAGCACACGGATGCAGAGCTGCTGGCGCTGACGCAGGAATTGGCGGCTGTCCGGCGGGAGCGCCGTATCGATAAGGATGCTTTTGAAATAGCCGAAAAAATTAAACTCTGTATGGCTAGGCAGGAAATCCCTGTGGCCGTCAAGGCGTTTGAGCGGATGTTAGGCGATGTGCGGAAAGTGGAAGCGTATCATGAAAATCGTAGTTATCACAAAAAAATAATTCTGTAAGGGGATAATCAGTGTGAAAAAATATAACGTTGAGATTTTGAGTCTGCAGCTAAAGACAAAGTGGAAGTTACGGAGGATATAAGGATTATGCGAAGAAAAAGAAATCCGCGTTGGTGTGAGGAATGCAAGTGCGTAATGGTTTATGATAAAGAAAATGATAGGTATATTTGTCCAAAATGCCATGGCATATTTTATCCTGGCGATAAAGATGATCCGCATATTGAAAACGATGTAATCACAACGTTAATGCGGGAGAAGTACAAGGCTAACCTGCCGCCAGTTGATCCTTTGCCAGCGGGGGAGGCACTAAAAGGGGCAGGTGGCGGAAGCAGTAAAGGGAGAAGCCGAAAAGGTGAAATGAAGAAAAAATCTTTAAATCAGCTTTATAAAGAGCTTTAAGCGCTTGACACTTGACTAGGATATGATAGAATTAGGATTGTAGTTGCGCCTATGTGATATAGAGTTTTGAGCCGTTCGATTAATTTCGGGCGGCTTTTTTTAGGTGCATATTTATTTTAATTTCAAGCAGGAAAAATGTAATCTTTGTATAATATTGTTATTTATGGAGGTTGATTAGTTTTGGAAAATAAATATGAAATAAAATTATCAAGCCAGGAAGTACGCGACTTAAAGACAATCCTTAAGCTTGCGCGGAACTGGTTGCCCAATAAGGCAGTAGGAGCGCAGGCTGAAATGCTAGACTCTATTCATTGTATGGCGGATAAGCTTGATGCCTTGCAGATTGACAAATAAACGTAGGTTTTAACGCAGGGCAAAACAAACGAGCCTTGCCGGATAATTCCCGGCGCCCTGCTTAAAATACAAGCCGTTCGATTGATTTCGAGCGGTTTTTTACTAGCTTTTTATCAAACGAAAATTTATAATATATGTAATGAAGTTGCGGAAGTAAAGAGGGTTATATTATGAATTGGATAGAGAATAAATGTGACTTAATTGTGAATGGATTGAAAGAACACTTTAATCAGTATAAAAAAACATTTATTGTTGTAAAATGGATAGCAGGTATATTGATTATCAGTTTAGTTGTTTTTGAATTATATGAAATCGAACAATATTGTTATGCTAATGGTTGGTGTTATTATTTTTTTGATGTTTTGGTAAAGGCATTTAGTGGAATGGGAGCAATTTTAGCGGGAGTATTTGTTTATGTAAAATGGAGAGATGAAAAAACCAGAAAACTATATGCGAAGAGTTTATATAAAGTATATACACCTTTAATTAGCGTAATCATAAGGCAGGAAGAATATAGGCGAACTATTTGCCCTGATATTGAGCAATCGGCTGTTCCAATTTTATCTATAACAATAACCACAATAAGGCAGCACTTAACTTTTTCTTCTGGTGTTCAGTTTTCGCAGAGCAAAGAAGAACGTGATGGTTTATTGAGTAATAAATTTTTTTTTAGAGCAATAAATTCAGATCAAGAGGCATATGGTTTGATGTCACCAACCTTGCTAAGCTACATTCGAAGTTATGGTCTTTTGGTATCACTGGAAGAAGAAAAGATCAAAAAATTATTGAACGACTATCCAGCATTTCAGTCAGACGAAAAAATGTATGGTCAAGCGATAGCTACTGAACAAGGAAAAGAACTTTTAAAAATAGCCGGAAGACGGGTTGAGATAGAAAGTAAATTGATACTTGAAATTATTGAGGGATATAATAAATGCGTAGATAAATTGGGCATGTACAAAGATAAAATTAAGCTTTTGTCAAAATAAATTCTGAGTTAACCGTTCAATTAATTTTGAACGATTTTTTCTTTACTTTAGATAGGAAAAGCCATTGGTTTGTCGAAGAGTTTAAAGACAAATATAAAGGGAGATGGCTTATGTGGATATGAAAGTAGCAGTAATATTTAGTCAAAATGAAAAAGGTTTTTTAAATAATGATGTTCATCAAGAATTGATAAATGAATTGTCAGGTACTATTGCTGAAAAATTAGTTATATATTCGGATGATGAAACTCTCTTAAAGAAATATCCTGGTACGATGAATATACCTATTCTTTTGAAAAACGTTATAAATAATCCAAATGAGGCAGATATTAAGCGAGTTTTGCATACATTCACAAACAAGTTTCCAGAATACTATGATTTACAAGTAAAAAAATATTAAATATAGGAATCCTTAATGGTTACTTAAGAAATTTCAGTTAATAAGATAAGGAGATACTGCTATGCCGAGGGATCATTATGTTTCACAAACCTATTTGAAACAGTTTCATACTACCGATGGTCCAATGATGGTGTATATGTTGCAGAAGACAGTAAAACCAAAATTTAGATTGGTTAATGTAAAAGATGTATGTAACTTAAAGGATGGGAATAGAAGTGACTTTTTTCAAAATAGGGATATGCTAGAAAATATGTTGAAACAATGGGAACCAGAATTTCCACATATTGTTAGACGAATAGAACAAAACAAAATTTTCCAAAGTGATATTCCTATATTAGCTCAGTTGATGGCATATTTTTTCCTTTGCAATCCTATTCAGAGACGTAATACTGAACAAAGTGAAACAGTCATCCTAAAGATGGTTTTGCATAATGTAATAAAAAATAAATTAGTACCTCCAATGCCAAAAGGACTTAGAGAAGAGGATTTGGTACCTGAAATTGATTCCGAATATATTTTATCTCAAAGAGCATCACTGATAGAGCCATTTTGTGAAAAAATACGACAGTGTAAATGGGTGTTTTTTAAAAATGATACAGAATATGATTTTTGTACGAGTGATTATCCTGTGATAGTTCAATATGTAAAAGGAGAAAGATGTAGTCGAATAATCTTTCCATTAACACCGCGAATAGTAATAGAGGTAAAGATATTGGGGGAAAATGTAACTCAAAATTTTCAATATTGTATAGAACCTATACGATCATTTCGGAGAGTTAAATGTATAAATACTGACATTGTCAAAGATGCTAATCAATTTATTTTTTCACATGATAAAGCGAAATGTTTAGTTACAATGGTAAGTAAGCTCTATGATTTTCAACATGAAATTATATTAAAAACTGATGGCAGCTTGCTAATTGCAGATTCAGTTACTAAGAAAATAAACAAATTCTAGATGTTTTGTTATAAAAAATATTTTATATGGAGAAAATATGATGCAGCTACAAATCCATTGCGCTTATACAGAACTTGCGGATCCGGAAACGCTGGTGCCGAATCCGCGGAATCCAAACCAGCATCCCAAAAAGCAAATAGAACTTCTTGCCAAAATTATACAAAGTCAGGGCTGGCGGGCACCGGTGACAGTGTCCAATCGCTCTGGCTTTGTTGTTCGTGGGCATGGTCGTTTACAGGCAGCACTGCTGCTTGGCTGCCAGGTCCCAGTCGATAGGCAGGATTACGCGACCGAAGCTGAAGAATGGGCTGACCTTATTGCAGATAACCGTATTGCTGAACTGGCTGAGATAGATGATGATGTGCTGGCCAACAGGATTACCAATGGCAGCATGAGCCAATCTTGTACGGCTGGCGTCCGGATGGGCCGCATCAATTTTTTGGTGGCCGTAAGCAAGGTACCGTTTTTGATAAGGATTCGCCTGTCGTGCTGCAGGCCGATGGCGACAACACCTTGATATGTATCACAGTTGGCGCGGAGCAGCTGGTTATACGTGCAAAGGAGGCAGAGGTCATATCGCAGGCAGATGATGCGCTTATGACGACATGGCGTGTTGAAAAGCCTATCCGCAACGGCGAGCATCCGACCATGAAGCCTATACCGCTTTGTGCGAGGGCCATTCAAAACAGCAGCCGGCCGCAGGAGATTGTATTGGACAGCTTCGGCGGCAGCGGCTCGACGCTTATGGCGGCGGAGCAGACGAACCGGGTATGCTACACCATGGAATTGGATCCTATTTATGTAGACGTTATTATTAAACGCTGGGAAGCTTATACGGGGCAGAAAGCCGTGAAGCTTGTCAGCGTTTAATTTTGCATAGAAAAAAGACAGGTGCTTTTGGCACCTGCCGACGAACTGGCACGGAAACAGCAGAGAGAAGGTTTACTGGACGGTAAAAATTAAGCTGTTGCTTCCGTACAAGTGTTCGTTAATCTTTATTATACAGGAGATTAGCGGATATGACCAGTCGAAAATTTACAATCCCTGAGAATCAGGATGAACTTTTGGCAGCCTATAGCGCTGAACAAGAAAGTAAGGTACAGGTGTCCAAGGATAAGTATCGCAAAGTTGTACAGGCTGGCATAGCAAAGTGGATTTCTGATTTTCAGAAGGGAAATATTGTCATAAATTCAGTGTCAGATTTAAGGCAGCTCATTGAACTTGACTTAGAGCTGCAGCAAAAATGAAAGTGATTGCTATAAGGATGGTGGTGGATATGTAATGGCAAAAGCGAGGAGTCCAAATCGACAGCAGGCATTTGAGCTTTGGAAAACATCCGGAGGGAAGATGCCGCTAAAGGAAATTGCGGATCGCGTAGGTGCTTCGGAAGGAACTGTCCGGAGTTGGAAAAATCGGGATGGCTGGATTGCAACGTTGCAACAAAAAAACTGCAACGTTGCAGAAAATAAAGTGCAACGTTGCAAAAAAACAGGAGCGCCTTATGGCAACCATAACGCAGCCGGCCATGGGGCACCCAAGGGCAATAAAAATGCGGTTGGCAATTCCGGAGGCGCGCCGGTTCGTAATACGAATGCGGTCAGCACGGGCGAATACCAGACTATTTGGCTGGATGTCATGGATGCCGATGAGCAGGCCATGTTTGCATCTATCAGTACGGACCCGCTGGTGCAGATCGATGAGGACATTCGCCTGCTGACCTATAGGGAACGCCGGATGCTCACGTATCTCAATGACCTGAAAGCAAAAAAAGAACTCTCTGAGCAAAAAGACGTCTATGCCATGCAGAACATGCCAGTAATAACAGAAGTCTACGATGAAATGACCGGAAAGAAGCATCAGGAGAAAATAACGCAGCAAAAAAAGGTTCTGGTCGAACAGACGCAGACCACAAAGATGCTCATCGATAAAATCCTACGGGTGGAGGAGGCGCTTACTCGTGTCCAGGAAAAGAAAATACGGGCCATCGAAAGCAAGCACAGGATCATGAACACGAAAACGGGTAGCACGGATGAGCCCATTGAAATCCATATTCGAAGGAAGGAATCCCGCGATGAAAATTAATAAAGAAGTGAACCCGCATTTCGAGGATTTCCTTTTTGACTGGGATAGCAAGTTCTATTTCCTGGTCGGCGGGTATGGCTCATCGAAATCCTATCATGTAGGTTGCAAGCTCATACTGAAGCTGCTGCAGGAAAAGCGTACGGCACTGGTCGTGCGCGAGGTGTACGATACCATCCGGGATAGCTGCTATTCTCTTCTTGAGGAAATTATCGTCGACCTTGGCCTTGAAGATATTGTGAAGTTCCGTGAATCGCCGATGCGTGTGCGTTTCCCGAATGGCAGCAAGATTATTTTTAAAGGTATGGATAAGCCGGCAAAACTGAAATCTATCAATAACGTCAGCATCATCTGGATTGAAGAGGCTTCGGAGCTGAAGTACGCAGGTTTCAAGGAACTGGTTGGGCGTTTGCGCCATCCGACATTGAGTTTGCATATGATTCTTTCGGAGAATCCGGTAGGCAAATCAAATTGGACGTATAAGCACTTTTTTAAGATTCCAAAGGTGAATGATAAGGAGCTTTATAAAAAACGCATCATGCGTGTCGGGAACACGTATTATCATCATTCGCTGGTTGACGATAATATGTTCCTGCCACAAAGCTATACCGACGAACTGGATGCCATAAAAGCGTATGATCCGGATTTGTACCGGATTGCCCGACTGGGAAGGTTTGGCATCAATGGTACTTTGGTGCTGCCGCAG